TATTTAAGGATAAGAAACTATTAAGATTATTACATCATGTAGTTTATTCTACACCAAAAGGTTTACCAATTGGAAATTATATATCTCAATTTGCAGCAAATTTGAATTTGGCTTGGTTCGATAGGTGGATTAAACAAGTATTAAAAATAAAATATTATTACAGGTATTGTGATGATATTGTTATATTACACCCAGATAAAGATTACTTAAGGTATTGCTTACAAGAGATTGAAAAATATCTAGCTGATAACTTGAAATTAAAAGTAAAACGTAATTGGCAGATATTTCCTGTAGAAGCAAGAGGTATAGATTTTATTGGTTATGTATTTTACCATGATCGTACTTTACTCAGGAAAGACACCAAAAAGAAGTTTATTCACAAATTAAGTTATAAAAGTAAGAATAAGAGGCTAGCAGCAATGGCAGCTTATTGGGGATGGTGTAAATATGGAAACTGTCATAATTTATGGTATCGCTTTACAAGATCTTATAATTTTAAAGATTATAGACAAAAATTATTAAGTGATGATGGAATTAAAGAAAGTACAGGGTGATAATATTCCTAAAGTAATAGAATACCTAGGAATGAATGAATGGGCTGTTAGATGGGATATTGAAGAAGTTAATTCTGAAGATATACATGGTTATGCTTACTATGAATTAAAGTTTAATGAAGAACCAACTTATGATTCTTTTGTAAGTAAAGTTATTAGAACTAGATATAGTGCAGATGAGGAAGCAGCATTAAAATCTAATATGGTTGAACAACTACTTAGTGGTAGTCAACCTATAACTAGATATGATGAATGGCAATCTTTTCAAACTCTTAGAACAGAAGCTAAATCGATTGGCAAACAAATATTTAATATTTAATTATGGTTATTAAAGTAAAATATAACGGGGAATGGGTTAAGATACCATACCTAAGTAGTGATCATGGTCAGGAACTGGTAGAAGAAGCCCCGAAAGACAATAAGCAGTATGCTAGACAAGATGGTACATGGACTGTAGTCAATATACCAGAAGTTGACTTTACTGAGGTATATGAAGCAATTGATACTAAAGTAGATAAAGTTGATGGTAAGGGGTTAAGCACTAATGATTATATTACTGCGGATAAAACTAAAGTTACAAATGTTAATGAAGTAATTGAAGCTGCTGCTAGATCAGTTACAGCAACAGGTATTTCTATTACTCTGGATAAAAGGAACTTAGTAACCAATGCAGTAGAGAATATAGAATTAGATCTACCTGCATCTACTACTGCTTTAGCTGGTTTGATGTTACCTTCAGATAAGACAAAATTGAATGGCATTGCTGCTGGTGCCGAAGTAAATGTTAATGCTGATTGGAATGCTACTGAAGGAGATGCATTGATATTGAATAAACCTACTATACCTACTGTAGACGTTAATAAGGAATATGTAGATACTCAATTGGCTACTAAATCTGACTTACCAGATTATACAGTATTCGACATTGTTATGGAGATAACATCAAGTGACAATCCATCTATATCTCAGGAAAATTATAATAAATTATTAGAGAAGCTTCCAAGCAACGCTGTTAATACACTTCCAGTAAGAGATAATGG